GTACAGACTTAGCAGAGCAACAAGGTTTAGTAGGGGCTGCGGTGGAAGCAGTCAAGACTGGTTCCTCAAATATGTTGGACAGTCTATTGGGAAAGCCAAAGAAGGCTGAAGAAAGCGCCCCTGCACCAGATCAAGTTGAACAAGGGCCTACTACCAGAGGATTAGTACGTAAAGGTTCTCAGATTTCAAAAATAGCTTCGCCAACAAAAGATATTGACAACGCATTAAGAGCGGTTGCTATAAGAGAGAAGATTGAATACGGCTTGCTATATGCCTTTGCTGGGGTTGAATCAACGTTTAGTTCTGGAGCGCAAGCGAGTTCATCTTCTGCTCAGGGGCTGTTTCAATTTACGTCTAGCACTTGGGATTACTTGACCAACAAAATTTATCCTGAGTTAGGCTATGTGTCAGCAGATAGAAAGGATCCTGCAAAGTCTGCTACTGTTGCATCTAAATATATTAAATCTATCCAAACAACTCTTAAGAATTTCTTAGGCAAGATGCCTACAATAGGCCAAACTTATCTTGGGTACTTTATGGGGCCCTCTGGTGCAAAGAAATTCCTTGGAGCATTGTTAAAAGATGCAAATCAGCTAGGCTCTTCAATATTTCCTAATCAAGCAAAGGCGAATCCTAACATTTTTTCAGAGGGTGGAAAACCTTTGACACTTAAGCAGATCTTGGACAAGTTGGAAGGAAAAGTAGGCGTGTATTATGCGCAAGCAGGTACAGTTTCTGGCCAAGGTAATACGCAAATGGCAACTAACTCTCCTGGCAAAGGAGACAGCGTTACACCCGTAGGACAAGGTGCCCAAGTAGCTCAGGTTTCTAAACCAACCGCACAACCTCCTAGAGTTGAGGCTACGGCTACACAAGTTGTTCAAGCGGTTACTCCTTCGCAATTGCCTTCCTCTTTTAAAGTAGAGAGGTACACTTTGCTAGCGGGTGAAAACCAAAACTATATACTACCCCCTATTGGTAGTGGTGGCAATAACAATGCGGAACTCACTTACGTTAGAGACAGTCAGAACAGAATGACTGCCGTTTACGCCTGACCTGAACATTTAAGGACTATACACCATGGCAGACCCAAGTACATTTGGTACTGTTGTTGACAGACAAAACAAAGGTAGTTTCAACTCGCACAGTACAAACAACGCCAAGTCAATAAAAGAGTTGGCGTACAAGACATACATTGTCGCTTCTGAACAGAGCATTATTGTTGAGGCTTGGTTGCCTGAGACGTTCATGCTTGACGTTAACGCCAAATACGAAGCCCCTTACGAACAGGGAATAGGCGCCTTAGGCGCTATGCAAGGTCTTAGTGAGATGGCTCGCTTCCTTGGCCTGAGTTTGACTACACAGGCTATGACGGCTCAGGTATGGCAAGGTGGTTCATTTATTGATCTAAGCATACCGCTAGTCTTTCAAGCTGAGACTGACGCGGGAAGAGACGTAATGTTTCCTATCAAACAGTTGCTGAGTTTGACAATGCCTAAAGACCCGTCTGGCGGAGGTTTCTTGACTGCCCCAGGTCCGCGTATTGACATAAATAAATTGGCATCTAATGGTCTTGACGGTGTTACAAAGGCTTTTACTGATGTAAAGGATAGTTTAGGCAAGGTCATAGGCGCCCTAGCAACTCCAGTTGACACTGGCAAGAAGGTGGTCAATGGGAACTCTGGATTCATCCAGGGATCTGTTGATACGGCCAACAACGTAGCTCGTAGTTTATCATCTGCCCTTGTAAATAGCGTTGTCAATAACATTAGCTTGTACGTTGGAAAGTTTTTGTACTTCCCCTCAGTGGTCATAACAGATGTTAGTCCAACCTATGATGTTATATTAGGACCTGACATGAACCCTCTTAGAGCCAGTGTGAACGTTGGCCTACGCACGTTCTACATGCCTACAAGTTCAGATATTGACTTAATGTTCCCTTCTACTCTAAGCCTTGACCCAACGGCAGGTTACGGGTATGGGACGTCTACTCGTAAGGGCATGTGATATGGCATCCGCAATTCTTGACCTAAACAGAACAGCATACTTGTCTGTTGGTGGTACGCCACAAATGCCGTATGTTGATTATCTTAGCCCAAAGTATGTCAACATAAAGTACCTGCTTCCACCAACTAAGATATACAATGTGGATGCCTCTGACCATGCTAATGCCCCCGGGATTGCCTTCAATTTCTATGGTAGTGTGGACTACTGGTGGATTGTTTGCATGTACAACGGAATCCTTGACCCAATAACAGAATTAGAGCCAGGCACATCTCTTCAGTTGCCGTCTCTTGTTGATGTAAACGCATTCCTTTCCTCGCAGGACACCAATCAGCTTGACACTGTGGTGACAATCTAAATGCCGTTAGCCATAACAGACCGAATTTATTTACAGATTCGGATTAACAATGTTGAAATTCCGCTTGATCAGAATACAATTAGCTACCTACACATTGTAGAGAGCGTGCGTATCTATGTACCTATGCTGAGTTTCAAGATCAACGATATTACAAAGTTCCTTACTCGTAATGACTTGCTGGTAGACGGCTCCTTGATTGAGATAACGATTGAGATTGAAGGGTACAGGACAGTGTACGTGTTTAGATTGTTTGGTTCGTCAGAGCTTATAGCTAATGGCGCTACCTCATACATCATCAAAGGGTACTTGAATGTTCCTAGGTACTGGACACAGTCTTCTGTTGAGTCATTAAAGGGGAGCGCCAGCAAGTCCTTACAGGCAATAGCTTCGGCAGTAAACCTAACTTACACTGGGGTAACTACTACAGAGGACCAGCTGTGGGTGCCAATGAATCGCAAGTATTGCGATTTTGCCAAGGCCATTGTAGACGGAGCGTCTATTTCTGGAACGTCGTGCATAAAATTGGCTGTTACTGCTGACAAAGAAATGCTGGTGCGAGACATTTCTACAGCTTTGCAGGCTGAACCAAAAGAACTATTCTCTAACAAAGATAGTTCGGCAGAATCTGCCTTGATAATAACTGACTATGAGGCGCTGAATAAATCAGGTTTCTTCAATGCAAGCACTGGTTACAAAGATTTTAAGATCATGCAATCAGTTCTTGCTGACGATATTCAGATCAAAGACGTATCGTTCAATAAGAACAGTCGAAAGATGATGATCAACAAGGGAATACAAGCGGGTGTTGAACAAAACCGCGTGGCGTTTGCCCCTATAGATGTTGGTAATGTGAGCAGTACATACGAGAGTGCTAAATATCAAAATAGGCGGCTGTCTAACCTGTTTGTATTTGGTCTTAATTTCCTTACACCTAGACCGGTTAAGAGTAAATTATTGGACGTAGTAGGTACAGAGATAAGTAAACCAGATCTAGACGGAGTGTCTCAGTACAGTGGCAAGTATCTTCTTACCAGCAAGGTCACGTACATCCATGGTATGAATTTCTTTCACAAATGTGAGGTTTATAGGCATGGGCTTAACGCAATTAAAGACTCAACTCAGATCTAGGAATATCCATGATTGATAACCTAAATGACCAAGACAAGCCAAACTATTCTGGGTATTTCATTGGCACAGTCTTGTTCAATGAGGACCCAGACAAGATTGAGAGAATCAAGGTTACTATACCTAGTCTCCTTCAAGGTGATAAAGACAAGCTACCTTGGTTGGGTAAGAAGAAAGCTGAGCTTTTCCCTGATGCAAAGGATGGGACGTTTGGAACGTTCGGTTTAGTGCCTGCTGTAGGCACTCAGGTCATAGTCAGTTTTCAAGATGCAAACCCGTTGTACGGTATGTATGAGGCTTGCCCACACCAATCAAATGAGCGAGTAGCAGAGGCGCTCACTAATTATCTGTATAGGTATGGGTTCAAAGACCCAGCAGGTAATTTGTTCATGGTTGATACTAAACCAGGTGCTGTAGAGATTTTGGTCCAACATAAGAGCGGAACACTTATCAGAATAGTTGATAACGGAGACATGGAAGTTATAGTGGTTAAAGACTTGTCAGTGAACGTAACTGGTAATTCCACAATACAAGTCTCAGGCAATTCTGACGTAACAATATCTGGCGCTGCGACGTTGTCAGTTGCTGGAGGTATAACTTCCGATACACCTACGTGGAATCACACTGGAAACATTAACATAACTGGCAAGGTCACTGTTACCAACGATGTTGTCGCAGCTGGC